TGCGGTAAATCACCACTGCGTCTTCAATCATGCGAAGTTGATTCAAAGCCTTGATAGCCTTGTGTAGATATCCAATTACTTTCTTGCGATATCCGTCATACAGTCCACTGTGAACAAAGCAGATGGAATCGGGGTAGATCTTCAACCCTTCAATCGAGAGCGCAGTAGAACCAGGCTCTTGTTCGTTGTACACATAGAACTCTTCCACCGATGTTACTATTTGAACACCAAGGGGAGACTGCTGTGACATGGGCTTCTTGTGAATCTTACGAATCTTACGAATCTTCGTGGGATCAATAGGACGAATTTCAAGAATGCCCTTCTTCTTGTTGGTTTCATCAATAATGATGTGGTAATAAATTCGTCCGTCCACATACCATTTGCGGAATATCTCAAAACCACGGCGAGAGAAATTCATGAGTTTCAGGACTTCTTCAAACTCCGATTCCACTTTGTCTTTAATAGACTTACTGTACTTAATGTTTGTGGTGTCGATCTTTACCGTAGTAAAAGTATCGTCATACACAATAGACTCGTTACAGATATCAGCAATAGCAGACTCCACTTCAGGGTGGATTGCCATGTCACGATATTTCTTGATAAGGTCTAGATCGGTTTTGATTGCACCGTCAAAGTCAACAGCGGTTCCAAAGTAACCACCAACTTCTAGTGGAATCGCGCCGTCATCCTGATCAGGTGCTACAAAAGAAAGAGACTTCTTTGGAAGTTCATCCTTGGAAGTCTCCTTCTCTTCTTTACCAATAGAAAAGCCAAAAAGTTTGATAGCCATAAATAAAGAATCCTGTCAAAAAGAGTATCAGAAACCTTGACCGATATTGATCCCCGACTGCTGCAATAGAGCCTGAATGTTTTCCTGACCAGTACCCGTAGCAGGAACAGCACCACCTTGAGCAGCCTCCCACCAAGAGTAGTTCAGGGTAACAGGGAACTCTGCAATAGAGTCATTGTTCTCGTATGAGAGATCAATTGCTCCAACTTCACTTGGATAGCATCCAATGAAGTTGTATGTGCGAAGCGGCTCACCATCACGAAGCAACTGCGTAACAGACCATGTAGGCATGAACTGCATGAAGTTGTTTGAGGTAATGTTGCTGACATGAGAATTGAAGGTTGCACTCCAAAACTCAAATCCTGAGCGAAGGCTCATGTTTGCATCAGAAATAACTGTGATTGTCCAGTCTTGGAATGTGCGATCTCCTGGAAGTTTGATTCTGCGACCACGATACGGAACTTCAATAGTTCCAAGCGAGGACGCAGGAATCTGTGCAGCCTTGCACAAGAAAGAGATTGCGCGGTTGTTCTGGTAGCCAGGAATATTTCCCGTGACTAGGAACAGGTTGGTACGAACACCACCGCCAGCAAAGGCGTTTACGAATCCTGAAATATTGTTTGTTGGATCTACTGGCATTGATTACTCCTTGGTCTTATTATTTAGACCTTACGCTCCGACTTCGGTGAAACTAACGCCTGTCTTTGTTGCAATAAAATTAAGAGAGATGAAATTGACGCTGCGGGTTGGCTTTACAAATATATCAGCCACGAACTCGTTGCGATCAATTACTTCACCCGTATTGTTGGTTTCGTCACACACCACCTTGAAATCTGTGATGCCTCTACGCTGCTGAACAGTCTTGAGGAACGGAACAACAAGGTTCTTGAACTGAGAGCGAGTGAACGCATCGTTCTGCTCGAACAGGAAGAACTTTGAAGCCGTGGCAATTGCCTTCTCAAGAATAATGAACAGACGGCGCACATTGATGCGATCAAACGCACTTGGACGGGACTGAGCGGTTTTGTCACCGAACAGGATTACCCCTTCGCCTGGGAACGATACCACAGGGTTTACCTGACGGCTGTACAACTCGTCACGATGTGCTTCCGCAGATGGATTGTACGCCAACTTAACAACATTCTTCAGTTGACCACGATTAAATCCTGCTGGCGAGAACCACGCTTCGTTGGTGAACTCGGTACGAGCAACCAATCCTGCAATGTCCGCGTTCAGAGGCATAATCCGAAGCACATTGTTGTAAGTGTCCAACTGGTACTTCCAACCGCTGTCAATGACTGCGTAGGATGAGTTAATGTTGAAGGTGCTGTCGCGGAAAGTCTTGAGGCTGTTCAAGGCTTCATACGGCAGTTTGTTTTCCACATCGCTTTGTGCTGGAGAAACGAATGCCATGCAGTCAAGACGCTTCTCGCAAACATTCTGCACAACTAGTTGAGCAAGAATGGCTGAAGCCCCACCCATTGGAAGCAGAGACACATCCACTTCATCCGCATTGGCAAACTTGCTCCATCCGTTTGCGTACAGTTCTGATACGGTTGGTACGGCAGAAACGGCTCCCGATAGATGGAAAGAATTTACACTATCTGCCAATTGTGTTTGGTGTGCAAGCGAAGAACCCAGCGTAACCCAATTGGTCTTGGTGGCAGTAAATGCGGTGTTGGCTGCCACATCGCGTGATAGTGCCCAAACATACTTGGACTGCTCGTTTACTACTGTGCGGTAGTAATTGCTGCTACCGTCAAACTTCTTTGCGTCCTCTGCGCGAGACAAGCCTTCAAACTTCTCAAGCACAGTGTTTACTGTTCCTGTTAGTGTGCCGTCTCTATCAAGAACAATCACATTGATTTGATCTCCCGATCCACCTGCGTCAAAAGCATATGGAGTGATTGTAGAGGTGGAACCAATCATCTTTGCGTAAATGCTCTTGTGCGTGAATGTTGCGTCCTTTGCTTGAGTCGTGGGCAGTAGCGTTTGCAGTGTAAGCGTGATTCCTGTAGCCACAGCACCAGTAACACCAAAGAAGTCTCCAGCAGATGCAGTTTTTCCAAACACACCGCTTACCGTGACTGATGTTCCGTCTGCAAATGTGAGTTCGTCGCCCACACTAAATCCATAAGTACCACCTGCTGTTGCCTTAATGGTTAATGCACTGGCTCCCAATGAAGCACTAGAAGTAAGCCCTCCTGCGGTGGTTCCTGATCCAGTTGTAACAACAACTTTCACGCTGTTTCCAAGAACACCAGGATACTTCGAAGCAAACAAGACTCCTGCCTGAGCAGGAGCGGATAGAGAAAGACCTGCGCTTGCTCCAAATTGTGTTGAGTTGGCGATAAGCAAGGTGCCCGTGACAAAACCTGCTGTGTTGCCCTTACCAACTGAAGAGTTTCTGGCAGCAGATCCAAGCACACGAACCACCTGCATATTGTTTCCATACGACAGGAAGTTTGCTGCCGTAAAGAAGTCCACATAGTTGTCGTTCTGCGGCTTGCCGAAGATACTAACAAGTTCGCTTTGGTTTGTTACGGTAACGATTTCGTCCGCAGGACCAGTGTGGAAGTAGCCAGCGAAACCACCAGGAGTGGTTGCGACAGCAGGGACAACTGTGGTCAGGTCGATTTCTTTGATACTTACGCCAGGACTTACTCTAAATGCCATTTTGGGTTCTCCTTCGTGAAGAAGTCAATTCGTGGTGACTGCGCTTCTGATTGTATGTATTATTCTGAAGGATTCACAGGTGGATTAAAATGTCCACCCCATATCTAGGTTTTCGTTGGTTCCGCCGCGCCAAACTGTGCCGTGATTATCCACAATAGCAGCGGGAGCATCACCGTCATCCACAAAGCCAAAGGGGGTCATTTCTTCTTCTAAATTTTTAATTTGTTCTTCGTACAGGTCTTTTCGGATATCGCTGCCTGTAATGCTCTTGAAATAGGCTTGGGTGGTCAGCCACGAAAACAGCACAAGCGTCATTGCAAGGTCATCGTGGTGGTTGTCTTCTGCCTCAAACGAGTCTCCCTTTGCCACAAAGGTAGTGAGTTCGTCCACCGTATTAAAGTCTTCCACAATAAGTTTGGTGTCTTCAATCAAATTTTTCAAAATGGAGCAGCCAATACGCTTTACTGCTGTGGAGGTCTTTACCCCGTTAATGGACGATCCTTTTGCTCCAAAGCCACCATTCACCACCTGACCCTTGCGTCCCTGCATGGAAACATAGATGATATTGTCGTACTCTAATTCATCGTGAAGAATGTCAGCAACCTGT